GCGCGACTCTATGCTTCCTTTCAGGTTCCCCGTATCAACGGGTACGATCTGCTTCGCGTCCCGTTCAATGCGGAGAAGAGCCTGTCGCATCTTCGCCTCCTCCGCGTCCGGTAGCGCGGCATCAAGCGCGTTCAACTTCGCCGTCAGTCGCGTGATTCCGTCTATGTCTATCGTCATAGTTCCTCCAGTTCGACGTGTGTCATTACCCGCTCGTTGCCGGGTCCGTGTTTCTCTCCGACGCCGCGAACTTCGACCTCTTCGTGCGTCTCTCCAGCGTCGATGGGTATCAATGTCGCAACGTCGCCAGCCTGCAGGTTGTCGGCGAGTTCTGGGAGGCCCACAAGACTTGGCGCCTCTGTGATACGTTCGCCCGTCTCGGTTCGCTGTAGTTCCGTACCACTTGTTATCAAGCGAACAGGTTCGTCAGAAGCAACTGTCGTCTCCGTCTCTGTCGGCGGGTTGTCGTAATCGCCGTCCGACAGAGTGACGTGCGTCGCAGTGAGTTTGTGCGTCGCTATCCGCTTGAGCCTCCGGATTTGAGCGCGTTTGTAGGCTCTGGACATGAGTACCGTCTCTACTCCCTCGTCTTCGGTACGTCTATACTCGCTGTGGGCTTCCGACGGTTCTTGAGCGTGTTCGTCGTGTCTAGCATCTTTGCCTGCTGACCGTACTGCGTAGCGTCGAGATGCATGCCGGTGTCGCCCGAGAAGGTTATCGACGGTGTCTTGCCTCCGCCGCTCTCCTTGTCGACTCGTCTGTCCTGCGTCGACGCGAAGTGCGCAGCGAGGAGCTTCTCTATCTTCTTGAGGCGGTCGGCGTCGTCCATCCCAGCATCGCTGATGTCGTCGACGACCTCGTTGGCTATCTCTATCCACGTCGAGAGGGCGCTACTGTCGAGAGTTGTGTTGAAGATCTCCGTAACATCCGACTCTTGTACTCTCGGCATCGTCTACTCTTCTCCTCCGTCTCCGTCTCCGGCTTCGTCACACCAACGCCCCTGATGAGTCTTCAGAGCGTGCTCTGTCTCGAAGGTCTCGCCACAGGCACACTCGAACTCTGCGTCGTCTTCGTCGACGTACTCGAAGCCGCGCCGTCCCGTGAGGAGTGTCGCCAGGTCTTCGTCGACGTCGATGGTCTCGCCCTGCTCGACCGTCCCAGTCGTCTGAGAAGTGTACTCCTCGCGATCGACGAGACGGACGACAGGCACCGTCAGTCACCACCCTGCTCGTCGCGACGTTCCTCGGCTGCCTCTCTGACTGTGTTGCTCGTCTCTGCCTCGACTATCTCGTCGAGGTGCTCGTCTACCTCTCCTTCGCGGACACGCTCCGCGCGCTCCTCGTAGCCGGCTTCGAGCCACTCATCGACGTCGAATGCCTCGCCAGCCCCGTCCTCAACGATGTCGAGGGTGAGCGGGTGCCTCTCGGCGACCTCACGACGGAGTTCGAACTCGTCGCCCTCCTCGTACCGTTCGCCGCTCACGCTGTACTGAGCGCCGGTGACACGGACTGTGACTATCTCTGGTTCTTCGGCCATCTTTCACCTCAGGCGTCGATGCCCGTGTAGCGGACTATGCCGCGGATGTTGTCCGGTGTCTTGCGGACGAACGGCGTCCTCGACGAAAGCGTCTTGTTCCGGAGACCGAAGCCTCCGTCGACCTCCCAGTTCGTGTTCGTGACGCCCTGCGCAGTCACTATCTGGAAGTACCTCGTGTCGTCGAGCATCAGGATGGCACTGTCCGCGTCGAGGCGCGGAGCCGGCACGATGTTGAGGAAGTCGTACTTCCGGTTGATGCGGTCGATGAGTGGCTCGTCCGTCGCCGAGGTCTCGTAGTCTTCGCGAGTCATATCGCCCCAGCGCTCGCGGGGGACCATGAGCCACGCGCCTATCTCCGAGACGAGCGGGACGTCGTCCTCGTCGATCACGTCGGTCTGGTTTTCGATGTCGCCCTGCATGGCGTCGATGTCGTCGAGGATCTCTACGGCGTCGTTTATCCAGCCCGAGTTCGAGGATCCCTGTATGATGAAGTCGCTATCGCTGCTGTCGAGTCCGAGTACCGAGAGCGTGCCGCGGTCGGTCTGGATGTTGCGCCCTTCGCCGTTCCAGAGCATGTCGTGCTCGGAGCGGTTGAGCGCGCGGCGGGCCTCCTGTCCGACCGACGTGTCGAGGTCGTCGCCGAACTGCTGTGCGTTCTGGAACTCACGGCTGTCGAACTCGTAGTCGACGTGGTGTATCCAGAGCGGGACGCCGTGCAGTCCGTGCGACGGCATCTCCTGCGTGCTCCTCGACCGAGCATTCATCGACCTGTCGGCTTCGAGACGCGTGGCGCGGAGGCGGTCGAAGTACGCGTACCGGAACAGGCTCGTCGAGACACCGAAGCCTGCGCCGATGAGCGTGTCGACGATGTTCGACTCGACGAATCGGTCGTCGAGGATTACGTCGGCGTACTCCTGCCACGAGTCTACGGTGAGCGTGGCGTCGGCGGTCAGCTCCGCCTTCTCGCCCTTGACACCGACTTCTCGGTCGAGTGCGTCCCAAGTCTCGGGACCGAACGGTGACTGAGCGCGAATCTGCTTCCACGCCTTCTCTCGAACCTTTTTCACGGGGTTGAACAGTGCTGTCTCGTGGAGGCGCGAACCTCCAGTCTCGAAGTCGTCAGCGGGCGTGCTGCCCTTGGCTGTTACTTCAGTTACCATCTTGGATCACCTCAGTAGAACTCCACCTCGACGTGCGTCGGGTCGTCGGTCGACGCCAGCGTCACGTCTTCGTCCTGTACTATCACACCGACTGCTTCGGTGACGTTCCCGCCTGTCGCGGCGACGTTCTCCAGATAGCCGTTGGTGTTCCAGCCGACTTCGTCGCCTTCGGTGTACGTGTCGTCGGTGCCGTCGTTGTCGTTGTCCGCGTACGCGAGGAGGAGGCGTGCCTTGTCGTGGCTCTGGAAGCCGATGGTCTCGACGTTCGACCCCGGCGAGTACGTCTTCTCCAGCGGACTCTGGTTGTCCTCGATACCCCGGCCGCCAGGGTTGCGCTGTTCGCGAACGACGCGCTTGGTCGGTGAGTCTGTGCCTGCGGCGTCGAACCCGCCGGCTCCTCGTACGACGCCCTGTCCGGGTTCGAGTTCCTCGTTCGCGTTGCCTTCTTCGTAGTCCTCGCCGTCGTTCGTCGATGCCAGAACCGAGTTCGTAGTGCTTAGCGTTGTCATCTCGTCTACCTCTTAGTGGTCGGCTACTCCCGTGCCGTACTCGTCGAGTTCGTCGTCGCCGGCATCGTCAGCGCCGGCGCCAGCAGTGATCTCCGCGGGTTCGCCGACTGCGCCGGGGAACTGGTTGCCTCCGGCGCCTGTCACCTGCTCGTGGACGTCGTCGACTAGGGCGTCGGCTGAGCCGAGGAGTTCCTCACGGTCGTCCTCGTCGTAGTCGTCGCTCTCGGCGATTATCTCTTCGACCTTATCCTCCTTCGTCGCGTCTGCGGTAGCCTGCTCGACCTTCTCGTCGATTCTTGTTTCGAGGAAGTCCTCGAACGAGTCGTGGTCTCCGATGTCGACCTCGATTACGTTCGACTCTTCCTCGTCCGTTTCTTCCGCCTCTTCGGTTTCTTCGGTTTCTTCGTTGTCTTCTGTGTCGCTCATTTCTGACTCTGTAGAGCGTGTGTCGGATTCCGCCGACTCGTCGGAACTCGATGCCGATGCTGTAGCCTCCTCCTCCACTGGGACGTCTTCAGGTGCTACGCCGACGAACGCGTCGTCGATGAAGTACGCACCGTCGCTCGTCGTGATAGGTTCCGAGACCTCGCCGCCTTCGGTGGCGAAGTGCAGAACGTTGTAGACGCGGACGTCTTCGTCGAGCGGCGTGTCGAGTTCGACGACCTCGTCGGTGGCGCTCTCGCCGGCGTCGTGCACCTCTCCGGTGCCTATCGCCGGTCCTAGGCCCGGTCCTATCTCCGGGAACTCGTCACCTTCGAGGTGTAGAACGGACACCCATGCTGCGTCGTCGAAGACGGCTTCGTCGACGGTGACCGTCTCGCCCGTCGTTGTCTGGTCGTCCATGTCGACGAAGCCTCGGAAGTCGCTGGTGGTGAGTATCCCGAGTTCGACACCGAGTTTCTTGACGAGCGCCCGGACGCCCTGGTCGTCTTCGTCGTGAAGCGCGGTTAGCTCCGCGCCGACATCCGCCTGCTCGGTCCACGAAGCGAGGGCGTGATTCGGCCCCCACTCGGCGGTGTTGTTGGGGCTGTCGCCCTTGCTCACGACTGAGAGGTCGCGGAACTTGATGTTCTTCGCCTTGTACGCACCCGTCTCCTCGTCCATCTCGCCGAGTTCGAAGACAGGGTGGACGGACACGTCGTAGGTGTCTGCCTGTACGCCCTTGGCGATATCCTCGTCGTGTGTGGTCGCCTCGTAGCCGACGCCGTCCACTTCGTCGACGTATCCTGCCTTCGGTACGTTTCCGACCGTCTCGTCTGTCGGAGGTGGGTACTCAGGGCGGCCGTTGTCGTCTTCCGGGTGGTCAACGCTCAACGGCTCTCCCGCTTGCGTCTCCGCGGCTTTTTTGAGCTCCTCGCCTGTGACCAGCACGGGTGTGCCGTCATCGAGGTGGAGGATATCGCCAGCCGCGACCGCCACTCCGCTGAACGTCCACGGTGGTCCGTCACTTCCGACTCCGTCGTCGCCGTCGCTCGAACCTGCGGTTAGCCGGGCTGTGCGCGCCGACACCCGCAGGTCTTGGTTGCCTTCTTGAGCGTCTGTCATCTCATCTCCTTACTAAAAAGCCTGTTTTGCTCGTCCTCGCCCTCACCGCTTTCACTTCTCGACTGAGCGGGTCGACGGGGTCATCGGCGAGCTGTCATCTGGTCCGGTCGGGTCAGGTCAGGTCACCGGAAGAAGCGCGCACCGACATAATGTAAGCCTTCCTTTTTATTTTATTTCACACCACTGGCAGCAGACTACAACGGCACTGAGGGTGCGCGGGCGGCTGTACCGGGTACTCGCCGGCGAGGTGGTCTGGGATGCCTTCTCCGGGTGAGAACTGGAAGGTGTCTGTGCGCGCCTCCTGTATGGTGAAGACTCGTCCGTTGAGCGACGCACAGATGGGGCACACTCGCGCGTCACCTGCGGTCGACCACTCCGCGCGGACCGTGACGTTGTTGACGCCCATCTGCTCAAACCGCGTCAACGTCGCCTCGGAGTGCGCGCGCACCACCTCGGTCCTTGCGCGGACTGTCGCCCAGTTCTTACCCGTCTTATCTATCTTGTCTGTGAGGCGGCGCGCCATCGTGGTCGGACTCTCACCTTCGGCGAGTCCGTCTGCGAGTTCGCGCTTCACCTCCTCCGAGACGTCTGCGGTGATGCCTTCGAGGCGCTCGAAGTTCTCGGTGAACAGGGCCTGTAGCTTCCGTTCGTGTACTCCGGCGGCGAGTGCCGTCTCCAATGCCGGAGCGTTCCCGACGGACACACCTATAGCTCGAAGCCGTCTGTCGGCGTCCTTGAACCCGCGTTCGTACGCCCGCCGGATGAATCGGTTCTCGTCGCGAGAGACGACTTCGAGGACCTCTGATTCCTGCGCCTCCTGGAGCCAGTCCTCGAAGCGCTCTATCTTCTCGGCTTCGTTCAGCGCGCCCCAGTCGCCCGGTTCCGGTACGTCGGCTGTTAGCTCGTCGACCTCGTCGGAGCGGAGACCGAGGACGTCGTCGTCCTTGATGGACTCGCGCATGACTGCGTTGATGCGCCCGTAGGCGCCGCGGAGTCGCTGCGCGTAGGTGCGGCGGACCGACTTGGTCCTCGTCGGATCGCTGCGGTCCCGCTCCTGCGCGTGGAGATGGACTCGCTGTATGTGTGGAGGTGCATCGGTACTCATGGGTCAGTCTCCTACGCTGGATACTGCTTCGAGCGCATCACCGGTTGCTTGTCCGTCTCCCATCTCACCAATCTCAGGGAGGTCCTCAGTCTCAAGTTCGGTCGGTAGCGTGCCGTTCTTGATGAAGTCGCGCTGCTGCTCGGGCGTGAGGAGGTCGACGCTGAACTCCCACTTCTTGAGGACCTCGGCGCGTGTCTTGCGGACGTTCGCGCGGTCCTCCTCGGACATCTCGGCGAGAGGCGTCCACTCCACCTGGTAGCCGTCGCCGCTCGGTTCTGTGAGTATCCCGAGGTCCTGGAGGCGCTCAATAAGGCTGCGGACTATCTGAGGCTCGACGAAGGTCCGGCGCCGCTCCATTATCTTGCCGTACCACTCTTTGAGGTCCTGCGTCGTGGCGCGTTCGCCTGTCTCGTTGCCCTTCAACACCGACTGTGGGATGCCCGTCTGAGCCGAGATAGCTTCGATGTTCGGATTGGTGACGAGCGACGGGTCGATGTCTTCTCCTCCGAGGCTCTTGACGTCGTCGGCACCGTGGGTCCGAAGGACGTTCTCCAGCCCGTGCTGCCAACGCTGGAGGTGCTCGTGAAGTTCGTCTTGCTTGTCGTCGTCAAGCTGAAAGTCCTTGTCGATGTTGATGTTGATTCCCCATGCTGCGGCGCGGTAGGCGAGCTGTCCAGCAGCACCGAGTGTCTTCTCGATGTCTATGAGGTTGTTGTAGACCGGCTTCTGTCTCGGGACGCCGCGAATCTCGTCGTCCAGAAGTTCGTCACTCGGGATGTGGATGACGCGCTTCCAGTGTACCCATGTCGTTTCAGGACCTTGGTGTGAGATGACGCCCTCTGTCTCGTTCTCGTCGGAGAAGTCGAGTTTGTATTCGATGGGTTCACCCCACCGACTCGTGCCCGGTCCACCGACTCTCACGTCGTCGATAGAGGCACGAGAGAAGGGTCGTAGTCCTTGGAGTTCGGTAGCGCTTGTCGGTTCGGTGCGAAGTCCTTCGTGTCCGTTTATGTCGTTGAGTTGGAGGACGAGCACGCCGAACTTGCCTATCCCTGCGAGTTTGTCCGCACGCTTACAGTAGTGCCAGAGGCGGTGCTCGTCGACGAGGTCCTCCACCGCCTTTTCGAACTCAGTACCGTCCTCGTCCTCCTGTTCGTCAACAATCTCCGGCGGATCTCGCCACGATGTCTCTGACGGTAGGAATGTGACGGCGTAGGCGTATGGGTTACGCAGAGCGAGGGCGTAGAAGTCGTCGACGCCCGGGTACTTGTCCCACTGGAAGACTTCGTAGTAGTCCTCGTCGCTCGGTAGATTTTCGCCGAGTGCGTGTGCGAGGGCGAACCGCATCTGGTAGTCGCGGCGGTCGCCTGTGAAGTCTTCCGAGGCTACGAGCTCTACCTCCTCGTCAGAGTCGGCGTCTGTCGTGTTTTCTTCAGTCATGATTAGTCACCAAGTGCCGCTTCCGGACGGTTTCTCCTCTCTGCCAGGTGGCTCTTCGTACGCGTACGCCGCCATCACGAGAGCGTCGAGGCGGTCTGGGGACCGTCCGAGACGCTCTTTCACCTTCGACTTTGATGTCGCCTCCTCTACGTCTCCCGACCGTCGGTTCTTGCGCTGTATCTTGACAACGCGAGCCGCGGTGTACAGCTCCTCTCGGAGGTAGGTGTCGTTCGGCTGCGGAATGACGTCACGACTCTGGAGGAGTTCGCCGAGGAGCGTCATCCCTCGCGTCCACTGGTCGGCGTAGTCCTTTTGAGCATCTCCGTGGGGCTTCGTCCCGTTCTTGAAACGGAGAACCTCGTAATGGTCACTGAGTCTGTCGGCGAGTGCGCTGCCTTCTCCGACGGCGTCGACGGCGAGGAGTGGTACGGGGTTGTGCTCGTCGACG